CATCATCTACAATGTTATTAATGTTCCTAATTTTGTTTGACGTATCACCATGGTCTGTAATAAACATTGTACCAACTTCAGACATTACTTTGCTTCTGAACTTGTTTTTGTTTTCTGGTACAATATCAAAGTTTACATTCTGTGCTTTCAGCAAAGCTGTGCCTAAGTCAATACCCTTTTCACGTGACCAAACTTCTGCAATTTGAAAACGCTTTAGTTCTTTCTCAGACATCAGAGAACTAGGTATCTCTAATCCAGTAGCTTTCATAGAAGCAATAGTATCCATAGTTATTTTTGCTTGTGCTACATTAGCTTCGTTAATCTCACCATTGACAAACATAAACTTACCAGAGTTAATGTTGTCAGTAGCAATTTTAGGTACTAGTCCGTTACGTTTATAGAAGTCTACTCTTGAAGCATCACTAATACCTTCTGAGCTTGCATAGCTTTCAAAGGCAGCTACAACGTCAGCTTCGGTAACTTTCTTTGTAGCTCCGCTAGGTAATGTAATAGTTTGACCTACCATTAGCATAGCGTTGCTGACAGGCTTACCTTCAGCTATGGTTGACATATAGCTATCAACAGCACCTACTACCTGTTGTTGGAAAACAAGAGGGTCTTGCTGTTTTAACATTCTTTCGTCACGAATACGTAACTCGTTATTCATGGTCTTGACAGTTTTCTGATACCGTCCTACGTTGTATAGCTTCTTCTGCTCACCCCATCTATACAAGGCATCTCTACCATTAGATTGTACACGTGGGGCAATTACGTTTCCAAACACGTAGTCATTAATCTGATTAAAAGAATACCCAGAAGCTTTTTGATACTTATTGATTGTATCTTCAATCTGGTTCATCTTGAACAAGGTTCTATCTTTTCCTGTAGCACCTAGTTCTGGGTCTCCCATCATTGCTTCGTTATCAGAGATAGCTATCAACTCTTCAGTCAGAGATTCCATGTCTTGATTAAAGTCAAACTGTCTCTTAGTTGGGTCATATACTTTAGCAAAGAAAGTAAGATTACCCATCTCAATATCAGCGTTGACAGCATCAATAAGTAGCTGGTCTCCTGACTGGTTAGCCATGTCAATATAAGGCTGCATTACTTCTGCACGTTTTGCAGCTATTGCTTCTTCAGACATCCCCATGTACTGTTCTTGGTTGTCTAAGAAATCCTGACTAGCTGCTCGTAAAGCTTTACCTACTCCAAGTTTAACATCAGCAGCACGTTTGGCTGAGATACCTCTCTCTGCCTCTCTCTGTAATTTTAACTGCTGTGCTTTTTTCTCTTCAGATACAGCTTTAACAGCAGGAGTAATAGCTGTGACAAATTGACTTAATGCGCTTGGTGGAGCTTGTGCTTCTGGTGGTCTTACATATGTTTCGACAGGAGAGGCTACAGCCCTTAGTTGTTGAGGTTGACTAAGACCCTCAACTTGTACTCTACGTTTAGCCATTAGTCACTCCTATTCGTCATCAGCCATGCCCCACGGTGCGTCCTGTACAGCATACACTGCTTGCCCACTACTAAAGATAGAGCTTGTAGGTGCAGTAGAACCAAACGTAGATGTATAACCAGTTGGTTGTTTTACTTGTGCTGATTTTTCGGTAGCATATGCGGTAGCTGCTGTGCTTATTGCGTGAAATAGTAAATTAGGTTTGATACCCCTAGGTAAAGAATTTATTCTATTTAAAGCCTCTGCTGAAGCCCCCTGCTTTTGTAGTTGTATTTGTTTTTCTAAGTTTTCTACGTTAGCATTAATTGCTGAGAAACCTCTTAGTTTTTGTTTGTCATATTCATCTACAAGATTATCTACAGAGGAACCAGATACACCTGCTTCACCTGCTGCAACCTTTGCTCTCTCTTTTTTCTTTAAAGCTTCTATACTTAGAGCTAGTTTTTGTTCAGCAGCAATCTCACCTTCTTGAACCAGACGTGTATTTAAGGATTGTATCTTTAGGTCACGTGCAGCAGCAGCATTAATCCTATTCTGTTGGTAACGTGCCTCTGTTCTCTTGGCTTCACCTTCTGCTTGAAAGTAACCAGCAACACCCTGACCAATAGCCAGCATAGTCATTGGGTCCATTATCGTATCCTCACAAATTCTAGAAATGGTTTATTACCTACGCCCCATTTCTCATGTTTCTTGATAAACGTGAAACCAACAAAACGTAGCCAGTTAATAGCTACAGTGTAGTCTGCATCTACTGCATTAGTAAGTAGGGGGTATTTTTGATTAGCTTCCTCTACCCACTTACGTGAGCCACGTAGGAACGGTAGCCATACTTTTTTAATAGCAGGGGTAGTCAACAGCCACGGTATAGCCATAGTCTCATCGTATTCTGATAGACCATAGATACCAGCTATCTCATTTGTATCTGTTACTATAATAGTCCAGCACTCTTCTGATTCATCAAAGCCTGTCTGTAGTGCTTCTCTTGTAGTACCATGTGAGGCAAGTACCTCTTCCCTATCTTCAGGGCGCAAGTTATCACAAAGATATTCAACATCTTCTTGGGTACTCTGTCTCACATGGACTTTCATTTACATTCTCCTAGAACGTAGAACATAGAAGCCTTCCCACTCTGCCGATTGGAAAACACAGGGCAGGTGACTACTGCTTTTTAGTACGATACTTACATTACTTGAATTTGCCATAATGCCAAACTCATACGTACCAGAATCAATAGCTGCTCTATTAAGTATGTTTGCTGCACCGCCTACAAGTCGTCCTGTAAATTTACGATTGTATGTAGAGCGTCTAGACGGTGTTACATCTACCTCAAAGAAACCTGTGTCGTTATACACTACTGCATAGTTTCTTAGGTTTAGAACACCTGTTGTTATTGGTTGGTTGTTTTGCTTTACCACTGGTTCAGAGAACTGGTACTTGAAAGTGTAAGGTATCCCAGCATACACCACCTCACTGTCAGCAAGCTTACCTGCTACACTAGCCAAAGGTATAATCTTACCTGTTTGGTCTATGTAGATAGTAGCTGCATCAGTATAAGGTACTGTCGTTAGGCCACCTGTCTCTAACCGTACTCGCCTGTCTAAGTGAATAGAGAACTGACCAGTAGTATAATTTGTTGCGTCATCTACTGATAGATTAATACGCTCAAGGTACAAGTTAGTACCTCTCTTAATAAGTATTGTTATGTCTGCACGGTTGAACGAACACCCAATGATGTCACCATCAAACACCCAGCGTGACCACGATGACTGTAGCTTCTCTCTACCAGCCCAATAGTATCTGTATACATACAGAGCCTGAGGGTCATTGTCAGTCTGTACTAGTAGCATGTCTTCGTTAGACGATGCTTGTATGTTAATGACTTCACCATTTAGGTACTCAGGTACGTGTGCTGTAATCTCTGTAGCATCGTTAGTGTCTGTGTCACTATCTACAAAGTACTCCCACATGCCAGACCATGCGCCACGTGCTGAAGCAAAGTACACAAACCTACCAGCTTGTGCTGGCTTGGCTCTAAGTGATGCCTCAAACTCTGTGGTGTTAGCAATGTTGACTGTTTCAGGTGTAAGCACAGGGTCAGCCGTTAGCTTAAACTGTGTTAGGTCAGAGAACAACAGCAGTGATTCATTAAAGGGTACAGCATGTTTAAGTATGCTAACCTTGTTTGATGATACTGCCACATCAATAGGGTCACTGTCAACGATGGTTAGCGTAGACTTACGGAAGAAGTCAAAGTTTACATACTCACCTGCACGTGCAAAGATTACATTCTCGTCTGCTAGTACACCTAGTCTGTCACGATGAAAGAAAATATCTGACAGAGTATATCCTATGAAAGAGGGATAGTCGTTAGTACCATCATCACCAACAGTTCTGTCTGCATAACTTACTACATCAAATATAAAGCTACCGTCTGGTTGCTTAGACAGTTTGTGTGGTAAAGTAGAAGCATCTAAGTCTATCAGGATGTTAGGTTCAATAGTTTCTTTCCATACGCCATCACCAGTAAACTTAACGTAGTAATCGTCTTGTGCTTTCTGGTTGTCACCTGATACTTTAATATTAAAATCTACTGGTCCCTCTGACGGTAGCTTTTTAAAGTCACCAGTCTCACCCTTGAAGAGTAGTAGGTGGTCTCCACCATGAGAATCACCAACCTCTACAGTAAAGTCTGTACTGTCGGTAGACCTAATCCACAACACAGAACCATACCTAGTTATGTTAATACCTGTTA